AAAGTCCATTGTGTCTTCAACACCTGAGTATCTTTCTCTTCTAATCTTTCCAGTGTTTCTATCTATAAAAATAGCCCCACTCATTATTCCCATATGCTCAAATACTCCGGTTACTCCATCGTTTCCATCATTCCCAGCAGAACCAACATATATCACTGGTAAACTTAAAAGGTATTTTCTTAAAGGTTCAGGATACCCATCAGACCTGCTAGACAAAGATGCACCAATTATATGAATATTATATTTTTTGATAAACTCCTCAATTGGAATATAATCACCTTTATAATTTATAACACATTTTAGAACTTCATCACCTTTTACATGTGTTGACATATTACCTAAGTAAGCTTTGGATTCTAAAGCATAATCTTTGAATGTTCCTATAACTGCTTTACCATGGTCATTTTCAGGCTCAAGTTCTAAATAATTAAATCCTTGACCTTTATATCCTAATTTATGCCATTTGTCAAAATTATGAAACTCCATCGTTTCCTTAATCTTAATTTCCATTAATTCCTTCCAGGTCATCGTAGCCATTTCTACCCTCCTTCTTCATAACACTGTTTACAATATTTTCAACAATTGACACTAAATCAGGCAATAATACAAATCCTAACAAAGTTTTTGCTAAGTCGTCTGCTCCCACAAATATAAATAATCCAGCCAAAGCAAATATGTATTTCCAACTGTTGAACTTCTTCTCAATACTTTCTAAAGTAATAGATGACCTAATACTTTTCCCTTCCCTTAATGCTCTCAACAAGCCTGATAAAATTTCTAACACTTGAATAACAATTATAAAAATTGCCATTTGTGTTATTGTTAATTGATTCACAAATCCAACTAAATCGATGTCCATCATTGTCCTCCTTCTTTTGTAGGTAAATTACATACCTTTTCCATTAACTCATTCATTCCACCATTTCCACCATTATTCTTGTACTCTGCATATAACTCAGCAATTACTTCACGACTTTTCATGTCACAATATTCTATGTCCAAATGATACTCAATTTTTTGACTAAGCCTATCCTTTAATATTGCCCTGTTAGCCCGTTTTGAAATTTCTGAATCTTTTTTAAGTTCCTTAATATCCTCTAAAAGCTCCTTAAAGAACTTTTTTATTGCCCCCAATATTAATCTGCTTAATATTATTAAAAGTCCTAAGAACCCTGTGAAAAGAGCCTCTATCCAATATTTAATAATAAAATCTGTCATAGTATACCCTCACATTTTATTTATTGTATCAATCCAAACATTTTAGCTAACGCCTCTAATATTTCATCTTTCTCTTTTGTTGATAAATTCTTAAAGTCTTTACCTTTATTCTTGGCTTTTGTATTGTCCTTTATAATCTTAATATCTTCCAATCTTTTTTCATCCATTATATATCACTTCCTAATAAAATACTTATTGAATTTTCTAAATCAGAAACTTTTCTTTCCAAAGCATTCTCTTGAGCTAAAGTTACAATGTATGTATGATTTGTAAAGTCGAAACTAATGTTTCTTAAAATTGAAAACCCAATATGAGTTCCTTCATAAATTTCTTTGATAGTACCTTCGTCAACACTCTCTGCATTTATAATATTAAACAAATCAAATTCTTTAATATTTTCACCATCTTTAAATATTGATTTTATATCCTCAAATGTTCTCTCTGATTTTAAATGAATATTATACAATTCCCTCTTTAATCCAGAATCATATTTCATATCAGAAGCAATTCTTTCAATTTCTAAAAATGTCTTATCTTTAAAAACTATTTTTTGCATTTAGGTTAACCTCCTTTATTGTTTTAAGTCTTATTATTCTATTGTGCCTACCCTGCCATATTTGAAAAATATTATTGATTTTATATCAAGATATATATCTGGTCCGGTTTCAGATAATCCGTAATCTAATCTTATAGGAGCGTTCGTATTAAACTCTGCTAAACCAACCACTCTAATTTCATTAGCTGTGTCCTGGCATACGTCGCTCATTCTGTCCTCCTTACACGTAATATAAAATAAGAACTACACCTTGGTAACCGTTTCCACCTTTGCCAATATATGCGGCATCATCAAAAACGGCTCCGCCGCCACCGCCAGCGCCATAGTTAGAGCCGTTTTGCCCGTTTACAGCTGTACTTGAAGCTTGAGCTGAACCGCCGTTTCCACCGCCTCCAGCTCCGCCAGCTCCTCCAGAATAATTACCATCAGCTGGTATGCTCGAAGATCCGCCTCCGCCGCCTCCGCAACCTATTTCTGGAAAGCCTCCTTCAAATATAAAGTAATGAGAATTTGGATCCCCTGAGCCTCCTGTATTATAATCACCTGAACTAACTGTCACAGTTTGCCCGTTTCCTCCCGTTAAACCGGAACCTCCATATCCTCCTTCTCCAAATCTGGCGCCCCCGCCGCCGCCGGCATGTCCGTCGCCTCCATATGCTCCTGGGACTCCACCATACCCAATCCCAGCTTTTCCTCCTTGTGCTGTTAGAGTCGAGGCATCTGGAAAAGTGACAACAGTGTCGCCTCCATCGGAGCCTGTATACGGCCCGAATCCTGTTCCTCCTGCTACTCCTATTCCGCCGCTGCCAATTGACACATTTATAGAGCTTCCAGGAGTTACAGCTTTCTTAAGCGCTTTAACATATCCGCTGCCTCCTCCTGCACCTCCTACATCGTTTGTGCCTGCTCCACCGCCGCCACTTCCGCCGCCGCCAACAGCTATCACAAATACTTCGTCAACATAGGAAGGAACCGTCCAATTCCCAGATGAAGAAACTACTGCTTTTTGCAGCGCAGCTTTATGCGTCCCAGAAACACCGAATATACTTTTACCTGGAGTTATATTACTAGCAACTAAATCACTATCACCTTGAATAGTTTGTGTTCCACTTAAATACTGTCCAGCTGATATACTTTGATTACTTGTTCCCGGTGTGTATGTTTGAGCGCCTTTGCTTGGTATACTTCCGGTTATGAGACTACCATCAACGTATGCTTTGTAGCCTGAAAGTATTTTATTTGCTGCTGCAGTTCCTGCTGAAGTATCAACAACATTAGAATCCCCATTCACTCCAAATATGCTTTTGCCTGCTTTTATATTTGCACTAATTAAATCACTATCACCTAATATTGTCTGTGTTCCCGTTAAATATCTCCCTGATGATATTGTTTTGTTATTAGTCCCTGGCGTGATTGTTTGAGCACCCTGTGTCGCCATTGTACTACTTACCCCAAATATACTAATTCCTGGTTTTATGTTATCTCCAACTAAATTGCTGTCGCCCTGGACAAATCCTCCCCCTGTGTTATATATACCATTAGGAATAGCTTTATTACTAGCACTTGGCAAAATACTTACACCAGTTTGCTCAGCATTCAAAATCTTTGTTTTTAATGTATCGTAAGTGTCAACCATACTTGCTGTGATACCAACATCAACTAAAGCATTTACTATCTTTTCTTTTTCACGTTGAGAAAAGTTTATACCATTGCCAATTCCTAACCCAGCAAATCTATTTTCTAAACTCATTAATAACTCACCTCCATAGACGATGTTTCAATTATTCCATTACTTAAATAAGATAATGTATAGGTGATAGTTTTATAAATTGTTGCGCCATCATTAGCAACATATTTCTCAATTATAGTTTGATAATACCCATTAACATCTGGATTTGAAGCAAGTTGTTGAATAGCAATTGTGCCATCTTTTCTTTTGTAATTAACTTCTGTAGGCATCAAATTTGCATCATATGTAACAACTTCCTTATCATACAAACTAAAGTTATTTTCTTGTTCAAACAAACTTAACCCATTTGTTTTTGCTACACCACATACATCTTCATTAAATCTTTCATCTACAATTGACGCTATAATCGCCGCTCCTGCATCAACATTAACCTGAGCTAAACTTAGTTGATAAACTTCTTCAGTTTGAATTAGGGAGGGTGGTGTGGGATTAGCATCTTCCACTCCTTTAACTACTTTTATAATTATTGCTCTTGTATCCACCGTTGCATTCATTTCAGCGACTATCCTATCAATTCTCGGATTAGCTCCTCCTGCATCTAAAGTTAATGTTTCAACTGAGCTATCCCTCCATCCAACTCTACCATTAATATGAATAGCCCCTATATCAATATTAACAACCATTCCTCCACCATCTGTGACTTGAAGTTCTGATTCTAAAGTTGTATCCCCTAATACTATTATTCCATTTTTAGAAAAGCTGCTTAAATATCTTGCAAACTCTGCAGCCGTCATTGCTCTGTCATATGTGCTCCCATCCAATTGACTATCAAATGGTAACGAAAATAAATTAATCATTTATTAAATCCCTCCTTATATTAAATCTTTTTCCAAACTCCACCTACATTTAACCAAGGTTGCGTTTTCTTCCAAACTCCTGATATATTTTTATGAGGTTGATTTTTCTTCCAAACTCCACTAATATTTTTCCACCATTTTGGCATTGCTAAATCAGCTATAACCCTTATATAATCTAAAGCAACATCACCACGGTATCCGCTATCTGTTCTAGTATTCCTAAACCTTATCTTTGTAGCATTTGTAAAATTAATGATAAAATTATTCCAACTATCTACATTAACATCTCTTGACCAAAGTGTTTGCCATACTCCTTCAACTAATGCCTCAAAATATATTATTCCTTGATTATCTCCATATTGATGATTCCAAAAATTAACACTTCCATTGTAAGGATTTACTCCATCACCAAAATCATAGGTTATAATGTCCTCATCTCCAATATTATATGAACCTCCACTTGATGTTTCTATATAAATATAATAACTTCCATTATATGCGGAAGGTGGCCCTGTTGAGCTTGAAGAAGTTCCACTAGCATCTCTAATCCAATTACTTGTATTACCAACATCATTAACCCAGCTACCTAAATTCGTCTCAAAACTTTCTGTATAATCTATTGACATTATCTCACCTACTCATATTGTAAATAAATATCGCCAGATGAACCACCACTTGGATTAGCAGTTCCGGAGGTGATGTTGCCTTGGTGGTAAATATCATTACCTAATACCTGCTTTCCTAATTGGTTTTTAGTGTGTGTCCTTTGTATAGTTCCAAAAGTTGTATCAAAACTTATATTCCAACCTTGTGTATAATCTAAAACATTTGTCGTGAACCCACCTTGAAAATCTGTAACATAGACCTGAGGATAAGCCCAACTGTATCCGGTTTCCCCAATCCAAATACACGGATTGCCACCATCCACTCCAAATCTAACTGTGAAATCTCTATCCTTATTTGGGTCTGATAAAATATAAGCAAAAGTATTATACCAAGAATTATTACTCCCGTAGGTATATCCACCAACAACAACATCAAAAGATTCTCCGGTTGAATATTCATATACTTTTACGGTGAATCTTATCATATCCGAACTCCAACCAATTGGTAAAGTTATTTTTATTGCTCCCGACACACTTGAACTTCTTGAAGTATATGCTCCACCTCCGGGACAAACTAACATTCCTCCATAACTATCAACTGCCCCGGCAATTCCTTTTTCTGCATGAATGTACCCAGTCGTATAATTATTTGCATTATCTCTAAACAAATCCCCAGCATGGTATCCGTCAACCGTATCTGCATTGTCTGCTTGTGATACACTATCTCCTGATTTATAGTATTTCTGCCAACTTCCCCAAGTAGTATCAGATATACCAACTCTCATAGCCATACGACCATCTTCACCCATGGCTTGCTGTACTGGATAACCTCCACTACCATCACTCCAAGGATTATAAGTCATTAAAAAACAATAAGTTCCAGTAATTATACTAGACACACCAATAGTGGTGCAGTTTTTAAATTCAGATTGAACCCCAGCTCTTCCTAAATATCTTGTGCCAGACGACATATACTCCGAAGGTGGATAATTATTATTTCTAGTATCATCACCATCTATTCCAACTGAAGGTTCATTAATACCCAAAAGGTCACTCGCATGCTTACCATCTACTGTATCGGCATTTGTAGCGCTATTTGCGGTGTTTGCAACTCCTACCACTTGAGTCCCATCTATAATTTCATTTATATCTTTTTTAGTGTCAGGCAACAATTTCCCTGCCATTTTATTCTCTACATAGTTACTTAAGTTGGTCTTTGTTTCCCCAAGATTCAAATAAATACTATATCCATTTTTCTTATCCCAAACCTGATTAATTTCAACTATCCTTAAATCAATTGAGAAGTCCAAGTCGGCCTCAGCACATGTGACCAAATCTCCTAAATCAAAATCCTCTTTATATTTATAGTTACTTTGAAGATTTAAACTGTTATAAAGAAGCTCCTCTTTTATAGCTCTCTCCAAATAATCTCTTGCTTCATTTTGTAAAACCTCTGCATATTGTGTATCATTTAAAACAGTCCCATCATTCATAGTCCTACTAATTGAAGTTAGGTCGACAAACATTTCCCTTCTCTCAACACCAGTGAAAGCTCCTTTTGATAAACTTGTTTTGAATTCACCTTCACCTTTTATATAAACTACATTCTTATAATCTTTAGTGTATTTCTCGTATTCACTTGTCAATATGTTGTCAAAGTTCTTACTCAACACCACCGGTACATTCGACGTTTGCCCTTGCGTCCTATCTAATCCATTATACATATTAAATACCCTTGCACCAGTATCTATGTTAATATCCATCTTAAAACCCATCTCAGCAGCCTTCATTACTCTTATTATTGTATCTAACAAATTACTGTAAACACTCTCATATGCTATAGGCCCATAAATGGAAAATGGCTTTGTTCCAACTACTAAATTATTTATAACTCTCTCAGGTTCCTCAGGATTAATTGCATTCCTATCTATTAATAAATTTACAAATTCAGCAGGCTCGATACTCTGTGAATAAACACCTTTCATAACTACTCTTCTATATAATATACTCTCTTCAAACCGGCCTGTGACAGTGAGCGTATTCTTCTTAGTCCTCTCGTCAGTCCTTACTTCTAATCCTTCAATATTTCCTAAGTACTCATCATCTTCCATATTTAAAATTTTGTAGCCTTCCTTCATATATTTGAATTGCTTTTTATCACATTTCAATTGAAAGTCCCCTACATCATTATATCTTGTATTCCAAATTAAACTATCAAATGTATCTAGTACTTTTATAACATTATAATTATTATCAAGTATTTTTATATCCATTAATCCTGCACCTCCAAATATCTAGGCACATACTCAATACTAACTTGCAAATTTGTTTCATTAACATCAGCCGTTAATTCAAATCTATTTAATCCAGGATTCAAACCAAATAATGTTGACCCTCTTGTTAAGTCCCCAACTATATTTGTAGTTACTTCATTTCTTGTTAACTCAACATATTTATTCCCAGTCATTGTTGATATCTTTACTACATCATTTGGAAGTAGGTCTTTCACTATTCTTATTTCTTCTCCCGTATCTAAGTTATTTAAAGTTGGATTAGTAACCTCACCAATAGCAGTTATTGTTATAAGGAAACCTGTAAATACATCCCCCTCATTCATCATATTACTTAATGAATTATCTGAGTAAACACCAAACACAATTGGTTCAGTTGGTGTAACTACTAACGGGAAAGTTAGCATAGGGGTCGTCATGATATTAACACTTATGAACTCATCTTTTAAAATAAATAAAGGCATATAAGCTGTTAACCTTAAAATAAACTTACACATATTATCATTGTTTTCCTGATACCTAGTACCCCACATAATTGACGTATTTGCTTTAACTCTTAACTTATAACTTTTATATATTAAATCAATTTCATCTTTAGGATTAATTAACTTATTTAATATCTTTTTCCTATTTGTCATTGATTCTCTATTACTTGCTAATATCCAACCAGTAATTTCTATATCTCTTGGATTAAAAAATGTTTCTGTCACTTCACTTCCTATTGTGTCAACATATGGGGTAGTGCTATGTGCTGCCTCTACTTCTCCCCAACCAATTTCCTCTAACACAAATGTTAAACTCTCTTCGGAAAGTACAAGCTCAGCATTTGTATTATTATTTATTAATTTTATGTCCATACCTATACCCTCCTACCTGAGTATGTCTTTTGTTACTTTCTTAATTTCTCTGACAACACCCTGTGAATCTAATGGCTCATCAGTTGTAATATTAATATTATTTATAATATTGTTTCTATGCATCTCTTGAGCTACCCCAACATCAACGCCTTTACTTCTACTTAATGCATCAATCTCTTCTTTATATTGGTCATAATATCTATCACGTGAATCATTATATCTTTTCCTACTTTTAGCTTGAGCCTCTTCACTCAAACTTTCAAAATCTTTTATTCTTGCTGCCATTGCAGATTCCGCTAAGCCATCATATGCTTTTGCATTTTCATTTATAGTGTTTGTTAACTTAGCATGCTCAATTTGCAAATCTAACAAATTGTTTTTATATCTTAAAGCTTCACTTGATGTTTCTCCATAAGTTACTATTATATCTGACAAAGCTTGTTTTGTTTCAGTTATTTGAGTTTCTAAATAAGTTTGTTGCTCACCTTGTAATGTTAGCTTTCTAGTTAATTCTTCTGACGATCCAGCTAATTCTAAGTTTTTAGCTTTCCATAATTCAAATTCTTTTTCTAATATACTTACTGTGCTACTAATATTATCATTAACCTCTTTCATGGATTCATCTACGGTATCGACAAGGCTTTTTATTGAACTCTCCAATGGATTATTCACTTCTTCTACAAATGTATCTACAGCACTTTTTGGTGCATCTAAATTATTCTCTATACCTTTAGCAAAACCTTCCGTAAACCAACTACCATATTGCTCTGTCACCCTTGACGGTGAATTCATATCGAACCCTCTAGTAAATGTGTTCTTAATCCCTTCAATAAAACCATTAACTTTATCATCTAACCATTGAGCTTTCTCTGTGATACCATTCCATAACCCATCAATTAAATTTTTACCCCAAGTGATTGTATCGTCTCTCAACTCTTTCCATTTTAAGATAATACCTTCCTTCATTTGCTGGACTTTATAAATTGCCATCTCTTTTAATTCTTCATATTTTATTGACGCATCATTTTTTAGTCCTTGCCATACTAATGAAGTTCTTGCTCTTAAATCATTCCAATCCTTAATAACACTTTCCTTAATTTCTTTAGCTTTTAAAGTTGTATTGTCTTTTAAGACAGCCCACTTTGACCTAATCTCTCCAGTCTCCCAGTCTACCTCATTAATATGTTCTTTAGATTGTTTCTTTGCCTCGCTTACAACACCTTGGTGCATTTCTTCTGCTGCTGTGATAGCTCCTCTTGTTTGCTGTTGAGCCTCATCAATTAGTTTAGCTGCCTGCTCTTCAGAAATTGAACCAACTTCATCTCTTAAATACTCAATTTCTTCTACAGTTCTAATATATTGTTCATGTGCATTTTGAATAGTTTCATCAGTTTGTTTCCTTGAGTTCTTAACTATCTCCGCTGCTTGCAAAGCGGTTATTTCACTACTACTTTCTCTTAACCTATTCATAATTGCTTTTTGTTCAACTTCCGATTCTGACATATACTCAACTGCTTTAGTTGTCATATTTTCCTGTATGTTGTTTATAATTTCTCGTTCTCTATCAGTTATCTCCCTCTTCTCTTCAGCTGCAGTTTCTAAAATCTCTTTTATTCTATCCTGCCCATATTGAACCGAGTCTTGCTCATAAGCTTGGTATCTCTGCATTTTCTCCAATGCTATAGCCTCTTCTTCAGCCGTTAATATTGAACTTCTTTCAAAAAACTCTTGAGTAGAATTTAATCTTTCCTCATGGCTTGACCTCATTACATTTAAAATCTGGTTACCCATATTATTGTATTGTGAAACTAAGTCAGTTGCCATTTCATCAGTAATTCTTTGGCCACTCCATTTTAGTTGATTCAATTCCATTGTTGCTTTATCCCTTAATTCTATAAATCCTCCAACTGCTTCTTGAGTCGATTCTGAGACTTCATCACCAAATAATTGGACAGCGGGTATTGCGTCAGAGCTTAAATGTTTGTATAAACCATAAGTTGCTAACCCTGCCCCAGCAATTGCTAACGTCCATGGATTTATTAAAAATGCTGCTGCTTTTAATGCTCCTCCAAATATTGCCATTCCTCCGGATGCTGCTCCCGTTGCTCCTGTGATTCCAGCAGTTGCTGCTGTTGCTCCGGCTGACGCTGCAGAGAATTTAGCAAATGCTCCTACTAAAGAACCTACTACGCCAACAACTTTTCCACCTACTAATAAAACTGGCCCCAAGGCTGCTGTTATGGCTGCAAACTTAACGATAGATTCTTGCACTTCAGGATTCAAATTACTAAACCAAATAGCTCCATCTTTAACATAATTAACTAAGTCTACTAAATGAGGTACCACTAAATCTCCTATTATTATACCTGCTTCTTTTAGTGTATTTAACGCAGTTCTCATTTGACTTTCTGATGTTTCATATCTTTGCTCGGCCTCTTTTGTCAATGCTAAGTTTTCTTCCCAAGCTTTTGTTCCTATATCTAAAGATTCATTAAATAATTCACTTGCACCAGATGCTCTCAACAATGCATCTCTCAATCTTACTTCTGATATACCCATATCATCTAACATTTTAATTGCGGATATACCTCTATCTTCAGCATTACTTAATCCTTCAATAAATGTTATCATTGCTTGTGCTGCGTCTTCTTGAAAAGCTGTTTTAAATTGTTCGGCTGACATACCAGCGACATTTGCAAATTGGTCTAATTTTTCTCCCCCAACTTCTGCTGCTAATTGCATTTCAACCATAACTTTTGAGAATGCAGTTCCTCCGGCTTGAGCCTCAATTCCTACAGAGCTTAATGCACCTGCAAAACTTAGAATCTCTGCCTCTGTTAAACCTACTTGCTTACCGGCTCCGGACAACCTTAATCCCATCTCTACAATTTCCGCTTCCGTGGTTGCTAAATTATTTCCAAGGTCTACAATAACACTACCTAATCTATCAAAATTGTCCTGACTCATTCCAGTAATATTTGCCAACCTGGCTAACGCAGTAGCTGCCTCTTCAGCGCTCATATTAGTGGATTCACCTAAGTCAATCATTGTTCTTGTGAAACTAAGAATACTCTCCGTTTTTATCCCTAATTGCCCGGCCGCCTCAGCAACGCCAGCTATCTCCTCTGAGGATGCGGGTAGTACTCTAGTCATACTTAATATTCCTTGCTCTAACGCATCAAATTCCTCTTCTGTCGCATCAACGGTTTTCCTTACTCCAGCAAACGCTGACTCAAAACTAACACTAAATTTTGAAGCCACTAATCCTGCTCCCACTAAAGGTAAGGTTACGTTCTTTGATAACATAGCCCCAGAACTTTTCATCGCTGAACCTAAACCAATTAACTTATCACTTGTTGTCGCAGTTTGTTTCTCAAATACTTTTAAGTCTGCCAACGCTGAATTAAATCCTTGCTTAAACCCTGTAGTATCTAATAATAAATACCCAACGGCTGAACCTAAATTAATCAAACAACTTCACCTCCTTTATAATATCATAAACCTAATTTCTTATACATATCTGTGAAACTATTAAAATTCTTTTCAAAATTAATCTCTTCACCATTTTCCATTTTCAACCTTATAAATGTACAAGCTTCATTAAAACAAAAAGACGTATACTCATCATCAATACTTAAAATTTCACTTGGCATTTTAGCATACGTCTTTGACATATAGATTATATTTAAAACCTCTTTACTTCTTACGAAAGGATTTGAGAGATTCAACCCCCGTTTGCGTATAATTAAACAAGAAAACATATTGGTCATCAGCTAACTCTATTCCATTATCTTTTAATTCCTTATAAGTTGGCTCTACGAAACAAGCCTCTGCAATAGCATCAAGTATGTCATAAAACTCTGATGTCTCATCTTCATTACTTTTATTCTTATCTGGAATTTTTGCTTTCCCAGTGAATAAGCTATTGGCTGTTGCCACTAATTGATTAGGAATCTTTCCATGTTTTATTAATCCCATTAAACTTGGTCTTTTTATTCTTGCTACAAAAGGTTGCCCTTCCGCAAAAGGTGGTAACTCAACTAACTTTCCTTCTTTATACTTCTTAAGGTCCTCTAAACTTGTTAACGTTAATTCTTTATTATTCTTATTTGTCATTTTCCTTAATCCTCCTATTTAATTTACATTATTAGTTTATTTTATATTGCTGGCAATGCGTCCACATAAGTTATATCATATGGAGCTTCCCCAGTATTTGGTGTTGATAAAATTGTATATTCTGGAGCTCTAAATACATTATCCTCTGAATTTAATGCAATAGGTGTTCCTTTACAATGTGGGTATGCAATTTTCTCATATTGAACAATTTGTCCAGCTGCATTATATTGAGCAGTGTAAGCATTTAATGTAAATGTTTTCCCATCATCAGATGAACCAATAACTGGTGGAGTATATCCTATAATTTTATCTGTTTCAACAGCATCATAAATTATTGTCCCACCTTGAAGTAGCATTACCAACTCTGGAGCAAACACATTATCTGTCAATATTATTTCATGTCCTGTCAAAGTTCTTTTCTCTGGCTTTTGAGCTTTCAAAATTCCCTTTATTATTAATCTAACTGCATCTTGAGTTTCTATTTGAGGACTTACACCAATTTTCGATGCTGTGTCCAAAACATACTCATCAGCAGCAACATCATCCTCATCAATAACTGTGACCATCACGACATCTATTGATGGTATTTCGGTTACTTTTTTAAGTGCCATATATATTACCTCCTATAACTTCTTATTATTTCTATATTGTATGTTAATCATATGTGCTTTGATTTGTTCTTCTAAAAATGAAGGGGATTCATACCCTGTATCTACAAACATAGGATACAAGCTTTTCATGTGTTCCTTTATCTGATTTTTATAAGGTATTAAATTACTATAATTATTCTGAGGTACATATATCAACAAATCAACAAAGTCTTGCCTTGAAGAATAATTAACATAATGTTCTCCTCCCGCATATTTTACAACAACATATGGTGTTAAGCACTCACCACTTTTTTGGTTAGGGAAATAAACATCAATTTCATTATTCTTCAACATTGTAAATACGTCATCTATTCTGCTCATTTGCCTACCCCCTCCAACTTGTCAAACAATCTATTTAATCCTCTTAATATCTCTGGGGATTTTAATCTTATAGTTGGCTCTATAATTGCATAGTTTTTCTCATTTGCCAATTCCAACCAAATACCATAATCCACCCCATGTGCTAACTCTAATTGATACCCTTTTGTTACTTTATACACTGAACCTTTTAATCTATTCCTTGCATCTGCAGTTCTATCCGTCCATTTCCTATTTCTTTTCGCATAACTCTCTAGTTTCTTTGCTGACGTGTCCCCATACATACGAATCGCTGCATCTACTCTACCTTCAAATAGTTCTATACCCTTTTCTAAATCGCTGGTGTCAAACTTCATTCTATCACTTCCAAACTAATATCAATTATCTCTTTTTCTTCGTTAATATCAGTTAAACCATTAACCTTATATAAAGTATCATTAATCATAACTTTATCATTAAACTTTATGCCTTGAGCATCTAAATACAAACACATTAACATGGGAGTAGTTTTTGATTGAACTCTGGAAGATTCCCCTTCATAAATTGTAACATAACTTTTCACTTCATGGAATAATCCTTTTAATGTCGTTACTAAATCATAGCTCCCATCAATAGTTTCATTAAACTCATTTTGTCTATTTCTATTAAATGTATATTCTTTGCCGTTCCATGATATGTTTCTTTTTAAAACATTTACAGGAAATTTCATATTCCTCATATTACTCACCTAACGTCCCGGCATTACTTGGTTTATATTTGCTAGCCAACCTTTTAAAATATGATGAAGTATCAACCGTGGATAAGCCACTCATATTTAACGATGTTGATTCTGACTTAACCAATAAACATTCATAGATCGTATTATTCAAATTCCCATCATTTTTGTCTAGATAATATTGTAGTTCTTCATCCGTAAAATAAGGCATATCATTCTCTTTTAACTCTAATTTTAATTTACTTAAATCATCCACGGTTCCACCTCCACATTTAATCTAAATTTGCTGATTTAATTGCTTCCCTAATTTCTTTCTTTGTGCTTAATCCTTTGATGTCAATGGACATTATATCGGAATATTCTTTCAATTCCTCAAGCGTCATTTTAGAGGTTGGCTTTTCTAGTAATTCCTCAATCTCTTCATCGGTGTCTTCCTTCTCAACAACTTCCTCCATTTTAGCTTTCTTGTCCTTTATTACTTTCCAACCTTGTTTCTTAAATATCATTTCGAAAGCACCTCTTGATACTAATCTTTCAGCACCTACGTTATTCGTAATCTTTAACATTATTAATCACCCCTCTATTTATTAAGCTGGTATAACATCAGCAATAATAATTTGCTCAGCGGTTTCAAAACTTGGTAAACAAATCATTGTCACTTTTGTCTCAACATTCACAGGGTCTTCTTTCGCAATTGTAGTAACCGCAACACCAGTGTCTGTGATAGCAACATTGGCTACGTTTTGAGACATTAAATCACTTTCCTCAGGAGTAGTACCAAACCAGGTATTTCCTAAGTTGCCTTCTGGGAATAAAACAAATGTATCATCAGGCACATACTTAAATGTTGCCCCAGTTTCATCCGCGTATCTCTTATTATATACTACAACTTCTAAATCTAATTCATCCATTAAAAATTGCTTCATTCTTGCATCACTCATTGACCCTTGGCCGTCAGATATAACAAATATGCTCTTCTTAATAGTGTCATTGTTTAATAAGTATCCCCACGTTTTTCTAGAACAAACTGCCCTTGTAGGTCTAACCCCTGTGTCATCTTCTACAGTGTCTTGCCAAGCTCTTATATCTCCAACAATATCAGTTGTCGCAGTTGCCCAGCTTAAAACAGCTGTAACTTTATGGTCAGCAGGAACTCCGTAATCATAATCATAATTCTGGCCATTTGCTGTGATACTAATCATACCTGTTGTCAAAGCCATCATTCTCATCATTTCACGTCTTGCTGCTGCACCTTCCAATAATGAAGTTGGTTCATCAAACACTCTATTCATTACTGAGTCAATATATGCTTGGTTCTCTGTCTCTAATACCATATTAAGTTCTTGTCTTAATTCTTCATCAATATAAGTTGATTCTTTGAAAAATGGCATTTTAGTACTTAGTGTACTAAATCCTATTCTTGGTCTTGGAATTGCTGCAACATCAAATGCACTTGGCTTTAATGCTATAGGCAATCCTTTACTACCTTTTATCCACTTTAAATCCAACCCAAGTTTCTTGTCAGTTGGAAATAGTTCTTCCCCTAAATAAGGAGCTCTATCCTTCGATTTTAAATCCCAATATGCTGCTAATTCCGGAGCTCTCATTAAATCAAATATAGTCATTCTAAATTACCTCCTTTAGATATATAAAATAAGTATTGTTTGGTTTCTCTTATAAACCATTAATGAATGTTACTTTGTTTGCAAGTGCGGTCACTGCCTCTGCGACCGGAGTTACATCAAGTCTATCAAGATTAACAAAACCCCAAATTAACATAGTGCCATTTGCGTTCCCAGCCGTAACATCAACATCATGAAGTAACACACCTTGTGCATTTGCCCCATCTGCCAAAACGTTTGTAACAACTGCAGGTGTTGACCTATTTGTTAATAAACTAGTTGCCCCACCAACAGGAGTTCCTGCAGGTATTATCTTGTTCCCATCACCGTCTGCTACTACTCCAGTGTCAGCCACTATTACACCAATTGACACTTGATGTTCTACATTAAATAAAATTTGTTTAGGTGTAGTATAATCATTTGCTATCATTAGTTATTCCTCCTTATTATCTACTAAAATATGAACTTTTCTTTTGGTCCTTGTCATCCACTTTACCCTTTTTAGCTAATCTTTCGCCAATACCTTTTATTTCTATTTTACCCTTCTTACCTGCTACCTTACTTCCTGTACCTTTGGAACCATCGTCATTTTCCTCAACATTTTCAAAAAAGTTAGGATAAGTTTCCTTCATTTCGGTTAATACAGTTTCCATAGGCTTTTCATCTGAAATCTTAATCATTGCTAAAGCCACAACATCGTCAACATACTTTGGATTAACGCCAGCTTTCACTGCATCTAATTTAGCATTCGCTAATGCCAATTTATCGTTGGCAGAAGTTATCGCATCTTCCTTTTCCTTTAATGTTTGCGCCGTTTTCTCAGCCTCTGTCTTTTGACTATCTTGCCATTCTTTAAACTTTGATAAACCGTCTTTAACCGTTTTAATATCTTCAAACCCTAATTCTTTGAGGATTGACTTTTTCCCCTCTTCTTTTTCTCTCTTAGCTATGGCATTTAATTCTTCTTGCGTAAATGTTTTTGCAGGTGGTGGATTTTTATCATCCCCGTTATCTCCTGCGTTACCTCCTGGTTCTCCGCCTTCATTACCCGGCTCATCTGCGAATAATTGTAACTTCAAAGGTAAAATAGATTTTTCAGTTGTTTCCATTTCTTGTTTGGTTTTCATCTTTACATCCTCCATTTTATTTTACTCCAGATTTTTCGTCGCCTCTGGTAAGCTAATATCCAATTGCTCTTTATAGTCATCATATTGGTAAAATGACTTATTATATTTCAATAGAGCTTTTCGTCTTTCTTTTAGCTCTACTATTAACTTATTAGCCTCTTCTTCTAATTGTTCCCTCTTGGCTTTTTTGATTGTCGCTATGAATGTTGTTTGTCTTAATAGCCTTTTAACTTTATTCATTATTTCCAGGGATTCTTTGTCGTCTATCGCAACGTGATTTTCTTTATTGCAATGGGGACATTTAAAGTATGATAGAGTAACTTTTATATTCTCATCACATATTACTACTTCCTTACTTCTAACTTTAATAGAATTTACCTGTATCTTTTCAGAACAATATGCGCAATTGATAGTTCCTTTCCTTTTCATCTCTTTATCTCCTTTTTTAATCAAAACAACCCGATGGACTTGACCCACCGAGTTATCTTTTTATTAATCTTTTTAACATTCTCGCAATCTTCACAAGTTTTTAATTCTTTAGCCATTTTTCCCTCTCTCTACTTTTCCCCAGTTAAACATTACTCCACATCTAGGGCAGTATTCAAATTCCTCTAAGAAAAAGATTTCTAACCTGCATTTAGGACAAGTATATTGATGTTCTCCATTGTCTCTTTTTTTATATAATTCAGGTATCACCATAATCTCACTCCTTTATTCCATTTCTTCTAATAATTCTTCTCTAATAGTTTCATAATTTGATTTTTCCATTTTCTTATCCTCCGATAGTTTATTTTTTTTTGTTTAACTATTAATTCTATTATATCATAGTTCTTTAATTATGTATATAGTTTTTTGAAATTATTTTAAAAATATTTTAGCTATGTTTTGGACACTCTTTCCCATAAAGAACATAACCAGGTTTCCCATAAGGATAACGCTCACATATTGAAACATACTTAGATTCATTGTAAGAATAATCACAAGTCCTACAAACTAAATCCTTAACCGTTACTTCAGTGAAGTTCTTCATCTCATCTTCCATTAATCTTTTTAGCTCTGCTTTGCTCATTTGTATTATCCTCCTATAGTGTCTACCATTAATTATAGTTATATTATTGTTTATAGTTTTACAAATAGAATTATAGTATAATTGATTTTAATATTTATAGTTTATAGTATATATATAATTATATTATCAGTATTAGTCTGATGATGGTGCATTTCTTTCTTCATTTTTTATAACTTTTTTTTACTTATTCAACAATAGCTTTCATCCAAACTATTACCTTCTTAACTTTTTCATAATTCTGTTCCTCATCAACATATATTTTAGAATCTACCTTGCTTATTATGAATCTAGTATCTCTCTGTATTAGCATTTCCATTTCGCCCTGGTGAGAGCTTAACCTATCAACATAAGCTGCTTTAGTTCCTTTAGGTAGTTCTAACTTAAATTCTACGGTCCCACCAAATCCACCTCTTTCAAAAGGACTAGTACTTAAAAACCCCTTATCCTGAGCAATTCTACCAGGCATAGTATCTTTTATACTAAGTAACCACTCTTTTGACCCCATTGACTGTGCTTTTGCAAATTCCTCAGGACCTAATATTCCTTGTAGGCCATCTAAATCTGTTCCTCTTCTAACATATAAAGTTTCTTTTAGGGGATTTTTATTCAATGCGCTTGTTACTAAGTCTGATGATTCTTTAGCCCTTTTAGCAAATATACTTGTGTCGTCTGCATATTTCTCTGGATTCCTTAACATTCCATTAATTCTTCTATAATTTGAACCTGTATAATCATATATTGCATCTTTCTCTTGATTAGTTATCTTTTTAGCAAAAGCTTTAGTAGAATTATCCATCTTAGCTCTAAACTCTTCGCCCTTTTGAACACTCAACCCTTTTTCTATACGGTTAGTAGTTTCCTCTAAGTCCTCCTCGAAGGATTTAATTACCTTTTTCGCCTTAGGATTATTCTTTTTAACAGTATCCTTAATCTTACCAAATTTATTAGTACCATATAAGCTATTTGCGTATTCATCAATTGCACTATCTTCCTTACCTAATGCCCAATCTCCCAACCTATCAGCTATATCTTCCATATCCTCAACAATCTCACTATCTAATGTACATAAACCGTTAGGATGGTCCAATGGAACTGCTTCAGGTGGATAAACTCCAGGACCCAGACCATAACTATCATCCTCTGCTCTTGATATACATAATTGGCATGTCCTATGGGAATATGCACTCAACCATTTAATTCCCTCTATAAAAGGATTAGGCTTGCTAGTTTCTATCACTGACTGCTGGTAAGCGTGGTGGACCATTGTCCTTGCTAATCTCTGAGCATTATAATCAATCTTTTTGTTAGTACCAGGATAAACCTTACTCCATTCCCAGTCCTTCTTAGCATTTGGATTAACATATTTCTCAAGGTCCTTTGCTATATCATAACTGGACTTGTTTTCTGCTATCCCCTTAGCTATTACAGAATTAATATCGTTTAGTTTCTTTTTATTATCTCCCCATATAGCTTTACTAAGTGTCCAATCTACATCATATACCTTTCCTAATGTAACATTCTTTACTATATCACTTGGAACATGTGAGAAAACACCATTAACTGGCAAACCTAACTGTTTAACGAATTTAACATTATCCTCTACAACTGCCTTACTAACTGTGTCCATATTTTTCTCAATTGCCTCTTTAACCAAATTGTTGGACTTAATGTATTCTCGATTAATCTTAGTTCTTAGCTTTTTTAATTCCTCTCGTTTCAATATGCTACTAACATTCTCTTTTCCGTCTAACTTCTTAATCTCTTTTCTTACGTTATTATATGCCTGACTATAAACCTTATTAATCATCTTTTGTTGCTCAACCGTTATTGCTTTTTGCAAATTGCTACTCTCTATAAATGTTAGTGGTTTTGCCATAGGATATTCTCACCTCCAGTGTCCTTACGTTAATCCTTGTTAACCTTTTCTAACCTTCTATATATATTATTATAGGCGTTATTGTTCATTACCTACAGGAGGATTATAAGGCTCAACCGGTATATCATAGTTATCCTCTAACAATTCCCGCTCTTTAGCAATTTGCTCTATCTCTGCGTCAGCCTCTTTATCCGTTAAACCTTTCCATTTCTTTATATAACTCTTCTTACTCATAGTTTGCGCATTCACCTCAGCTAAATCTGTTTCCTTCTCCTCTTGCTCGTCCTCAGGGATAGGATATGAATTAACAACATCAACTATATAATCTACCTCTGGGATTGTTTCTCCATTTAAGTAAGGACTTGCTGATTCAGGATATAACTTAGCTCCCTCAATAATTGTTTGTCCTATAAACTCTAATGCTGGCCTCCAAGCCGTCAACTTCTCTTCACATCTAATTATTAACTCCCAATAAATTGCCTTAAATGTTTTACCACTTGCAACTATACCTGACAATTTGTCGGTGTTTAAATCAGGAACATTTAGTTGATTATACATTACTTTTCTGATACGCTCTAAAGTTTTACTGAAAGGATCGCTGTAACTTAAATCCGTTTCTATTATACCTTGCTCAGGATTAGCCTCCTCTAGATTCTGATCAGTCATTAAATCCCAATATGCCCCTGCGCTTATCGACAAATGTTTAGTACTATTACTATCCATATCTCTGGTATATCTTATAGGATTCATTCCTTTTCTCATTGTATCAATATCAGCACTACTCAACCTACTATACCACTCTTCATAATTTAACAAATTCTCTACATCTGATTCACCGTCTAAATCTCCAGTTAATCCCTCATTAATTATTATTACTCCTGGTATATAATCGAACTTTGTCCTTAAATCCTCAATGATAACTTCCTTCTCTTCACCCATTCCATTATACAATGCCTCATGAACATGGCAAAATCCATCCTCACCCATCCAATAGCGTTTCTTGTATATTTCCTGTTCCTTCTTATTGTCTGAGTTCCTTCTAGTATAAAATAGCACTATCTTAGTAATCCTATCAGTGTCATTATCATCCGTCTCATAAATAAACTCTAAACTCGGACTAAAGCTCAACCCTATTCCTTGCTCATTGAAGTTTAACACTAATGCTATTCTCTTACCAATGAAACAATCCTTTGCTGCTTTTAATATCTTGTTGTTGAATTTGTTCTTTTTCAATACTGCATTTATAAAACTTTGTAATATACTTATGTCCCTCTTTGCTTGCTCGTCATCGTCCTTATTATCCGTTTTGATATTAAAGTCCAATGGTTTGCTAAACATAAATGCTGCCTCTTTACTAATTAATGATTTGATATACTTATAAGGTAGTTTTGCAGGCTTATAATCCTTTGAGCCCTCAGGTGTAAATTCCGCCCCTTTCTCAAATGCATTATAGTATCCTATTATCTCACTAATTTCCTTTAATAAATCGCTACCATATAATCCTGTAAGCTCACTATTCATCATACTTATTGGTATTGGTCCATAAACACTATTACTAATATAACTAACGTTCTCCATTTACTATGCCACCCCTTTCCTACTATTAAATTTACGTTCC